AACTACTTGGGTGTTCGTCGGTATGTTAGCTGGACGTGAACTTGCTATTGCACAGTTTACAGGCAAGCATAAATTTAAAAGTGTGTTTCCATTAGTTGGAAGAGACTTTATGAAAATGATGATAGGACTTGGAGCAAGTGTTGCCCTTGTACTGTTAATACATTACGTTATCGTTCCTAACGGACTTTAATACTATTAAAGGTTATGTTTAACGACATGACCTTTTCTTTTGACTAACATACCGGTTGACAACACTATATTAGTAATGTATAATATACACATATACAGAGGAGATTATGAATAAAGTGAGAAAAACAATACTAACAGACGCAGATGGTGTACTTCTTGATTGGGAATGGGCATTTACTATTTGGATGGAACAGCATGGTCATGAAAAGGTAAAAGGATACCAGTTCATGTATGACATTGGAGAACGTTACGGAATAACTAAAGATCAAAGTAGAAAATTAGTTAAACTGTTTAACGAAAGTGCAAGTATTGGCTTCCTACCTCCTTTGAGAGATGCTATGTACTATGTAAAACGTTTACATGAAGAACATGGTTACGACTTTATATGTGTAACAAGCCTAAGCAAAAACAAAGATGCTTGTGAGTTACGTAAAATGAATTTACGTAAACTATTTGGCAAGAGTGCATTTAAAGGATTTAAATTTTTAGATACTGGGGCTGATAAGGACGATGCACTTGCTAAGTGGAAAGACAGTGGACTATGGTGGTTAGAAGATAAACCAGAAAACTGTGAAACAGGACTTAAAGCAGGACTTAAACCTATCCTAGTTGAACATGGACACAACATGGGTAATAAGAATTCAGAAATTACAGTATGTAAGAACTGGAAAGAAATTTATAACACAATTTTAGAAAGGGACAACGTTTGAAAATGAAAATTATTGCAGGGAATGCCAATAGACCATTAGCAAAGGAAATAGCAGAACACTGTTTTGCCGGATTAGTGCCAGCAAAGATTACGACATTTGCAGACGGAGAAACTAGTGTTGAGTTTGACGAAAACGTAAGAGGTGAAGATGTTTTTGTTGTTCAACCTACTTGTTCACCTGTAAATGATAGTTTAATGGAATTGCTAGTAATGATTGATGCGGCACGTAGATCAAGTGCTAGTCGTATTACAGCAGTTATTCCATACTTTGGTTATGCACGGCAAGATCGTAAGAGTGCAAGTCGTACTCCTATCACAGCCAAACTAGTTGCTAACTTATTAGTTACAGCAGGTGCAGACAGAATACTTACTATGGATTTACATGCAGGACAGATACAGGGCTTCTTTGATATTCCTGTTGACGATCTAACAAGTAGGCTTGTATTTGCAAAAGATATTAAACGTAGTATTGGGTTAGTTGATGATCCTGATGTAATACAAACAGGAACAGTTTTTGTTTCACCAGATGCAGGCGGTGCCGTTAGGGCTCGTAAGTTTGCAGACATGTTCCACGGTGACATTGCTATTGTTGACAAACGTAGGCCTGAAGCAGGCAAGTCAGAAGTAATGGCACTAATTGGTGACGTAGAAGGTAAACATGCTATTCTAGTTGACGATATTATTGATAGTGGCGGTACATTGTGCAAAGCCGCTGATGCAATTATGAAAGCAGGCGCACTATCAGTTCGTGCATATATTACACACGGAGTATTGTCAGGCGAGGCTTGTCAAAAGGTAGAAAAGAGTGTACTAGAAGAATTAGTAGTAACAGACTCAATTAAGAATCGTTGCCCAAAGAATTGTAAGAAAACTAGACAAGTAAGTGTTGCCTCACTGTTAGGCGAAGCAATACGTAGAGTGTCAAACGAAGAAAGCGTTAGTAGTTTATTTGGCTAACGCAGACTCGATGTGTTTTATATATTCGTCTATGCTGTGATCTGAGAAGCTGTCAATCTTACCTTGTTTTAAGCCCATCCAGATGCCTCTGAATTTATCTTTAATTCTTTGCCATCCAGTTGGTGATCTCAAATTACCATAGGCGTTTATATAATTTTCAGTACCGTGATGTCTATAACCTACAAACGCAGGCGGAACATTAGTAACAACATCGTTATTATTTTTCCATCTGTGATGATTAATACCTAGGCTAGAACAATATCCTGGCCAACCAACTCTAGGAGAACCATACGTGAATAACTCAATTGGGTCATTAAGTTTTTGGTTGTATAACGCTCTTGAAGCCATAATAGTAGCCATTGCCGCACCTAAACTATGTCCGCAGAACCAAAGATCTTTCTTTAAGTTTACTTTACGATCAATATCTTCTTCCACCATTGGCCAAAGATCGTCTACTTCTTTCTTAAAACCTCTGTGTACTCGTGAAACTGTTTCTGCTAATACAGGTAGTGCCTGTAAATCTGCTTTAATGTCACCAAACTCTGTTGGTTGTGTACCGCGACATGCAATTACAAGATCCGCTTTATTCATAAAGCGATATGCTTGCGCCCCGTCTTTGTCGTAAAATTCAACTGTGGTGAATCCTAAATCTTTTGCTTGCTTTTTTGCGTCGGTGATGTTATTATATGCTATTTGCGATAACTTGGCGAATAACAATGATTTTTCTAGATGATTTAAATCTTTTATACATTTCATTTAATGCCCCTGTAATATAATACTGTTCATGTATAACAATATTTATTAATTATTTCACTAAATACTGTATCGGAGTAATGTTAATATGAGAAAGAAAACTAGAAGTATATTAGAAGAGCTTAATAACTTAGGCCGATCGCATGACAACGATCATCTAATAGGCGCAACAGCCAATAACATAATTGAAAGTTCTATTAACCTTTTAAATAGAATTAGTGACACTTATGACGAAACAACGGCTGGAGAACTTGAACGAAGATTTATTAATTCAATTAAAAGCGGTGATCCTAGAAAATTTAAACGTGGCATACAAAAAGTAATAGAGGGTAAAAATAATGATTCTTAAAGAAGGCGGCAATGTGTTTAAAGGCGAAGATGGTGTACCTGTAACACAAAGAATTAATCGTGCAGATGTTGATCCAACTCTTGCATGGTTAGAAAAGATTACAGGAATTCCACACAAAGACTTTAAACTAGGTTCAACTGGTATTAGAAGTACAAGTGGGGACATGGATATTGCTGTTAACCAAGAAGAAGTTAGTAAAGACGACTTAGTTGCAAAGTTAACTGCTTGGGTACAAAAAAATAAGCCACAAGATGACGTTAAGAACTGGATAAGAAAGTCAGGCATTAACGTACATTTTAAAACTCCGATAAATGGCGACGAAAAGAATGGATATGTACAAACAGACTTAATGTTTGGTAACCCAGAGTTTATGCAATTTTCACTTAGAGGTGCAGGAGATGATACTCCGTACAAAGGTATGCATCGTATGTTATTAATGGCAAGTATTGCAAAGGCTCAAGGAATGAAATGGTCTGCTAACAAAGGGTTACTTGATAGAGCAACCAATGAACTTATTACAGCCAACCCAGATGAAATAGCAGAAAAAATGTTAGGTGCAGGTGCAAAAAGAGCTGACTTAGACAGTGTAGAAACTATACATGCTAAAATTAAAAACCGTCCTGACTATGAAGATTTAATAGTAGATGCTAAAGAAGCATTTGCAAGAGACAACTTAGAAATGCCAGAAAGTTTAGCAGACAGGCAACTAAGCAGAATAAAAACTTTATCGAGTGTATTAGTAAGATGAGATTTGTAGAATTTAAAAATGTAAATGTAGAAGCAACTACTTTAGTTGAAGCGGCACGTATACAACATGCTGAAGATTTTGTTTTCTGGGACGGAAGTAAAGGTGCTAATAGAGTATTACAAAGTTTAATTAATCTTGAAAAAGGCGGACACAAAGACGTTACAGTTAAATGGGACGGATCTCCCGCAGTTATTTTTGGCCGTGATGAAAATGGAGAATTTATATTCACAGACAAATCAGGGTTTGTTAAAAAGGGCGGAGTTGCACAATCTAAAAGTCCAAAAGAACTTGAAAAAGAACTTCTAAGTAGAAGCGGAGGAAAGTTTGCAGACGATCCAGATAGACAGGCGTTTGCTAGTAAGATGGGACGAGCATTTACAGTCTTTGAAGCCGCAACACCTAAAGACCACAGAGGATTTTTTAAAGGCGATTTACTATATTATACAACACCTCCTGTTGAAGATGGTTACTTTAAATTTAAACCACAACTAGTAGAGTATTCAGTTAAACAAGATTCAGAGCTAGGAAAAAAGATTGCCCAAAGCGAAGCAGGCATTGTTATACACAGAGAAGTAGATGCTGAAGGTGGAGAAGGACCTCTAAAGTTTAATGCATTTGAAGGCAATGAGTTATTAGTATTTCCATCAGTAACAGCGGCGGCAGGACCTAAACTAGACACTGACGGTATAGCACAACTAAAAGCAATTATATCAAAAGATGCAGCCGCAATGGATAGTTTATTAGATCCAAACAAACTTACTGAATTAAAGTTGAAGAAGTTGCCTGATGTATTTTATGCATATATGAATAGCAAAGTAGATACTGGACTTGATAATCTTGGTGCTGACTTTTTAGATTGGGTTGAAAACAGAAACCAGTTAAGCGGAGCGGCAAAGAAAAAGATTGCAACTTATGTAACAGATAACAAAAACGGATTTAATGCACTGTGGGAAGTAGTAGGAACAATGATGAGAGTTAAAGACGATATCATTAACCAACTTGATAAGCAAGACATTCCAGTAAAACAAAGCATTAACGGACAACCTGGCGGTGAGGGATATGTACTAGCCCACCCGGAAGGTGATATTAAATTAGTACCAAGAGCAACATTCACAGCAGCCAATAGAGCTGTACAACGCTAAGGAGCATAAAATGAGAATTAAAGAATTTGTAGAAGATGAATTTGATATGGATTATCGTCCAGGTCTAGACAAGCACGGTATGGAACTTGACAAAGATGATGGTGACATGACAAACTTCAAACAAGAAGCAATGCAAGTACAACTTATGAAAGTATCAGATTCTGCAGACGATGATGATATTAAAAATCCTGTACGTTCAGTTACTACTGACGACGGCAAAACACATAGAGTTGAACATGCTGAAGCAGAAGCACTACTTAGAGTTTTAAGTGCAAACATCAAGCCACAAGTAAAAGTAAAAATAATGAAGGACATTCAAACTTCAAAAGGCTTACAAACTATGTTGGCATTTGTACATAAAAATAAGTTTGTGAAGTAATCAACATGGATACGTTGGACTTTATTAAAGATCTTCAAGAAGCGAGAATGACTCGCAACGCAAACAATCAAAGAGTATTAACATATACAGATTGTTGTGAGCGTCTTTATCTTTCTATGTTGGTTTTAGAACTATTATATAAGTTCAAATCATATAGACCACAAGCCCAAGCGTATGCTAAGAAGACTGTATCACATGATTCTTATAAGCATTTTCGAATGAATAGTACTGACCTATACAACTTTATACATTTTGTAACAGGTGACGACGATGCCCTTAGCAAACTTAAAGATCCTGGATCAGCATTAGCATTACGCAAATCAACTACACTGCCTACAATGGCAGTTAACCGTTATATATCAACAGTATCGAGCGGAACTAACCGTAATGCTTCACAGACATTTATACAAATAGAATCAGCATTACGAATTACTAATACAGATTACAAAGCAATAAGACGTGGACTGTTTAATTTATCTTCAATGCAACAAATTGATATTAAAAAACTAGTAACAAGATTGCTTATTGCTTCAAGAGCAAAATTACGTAGTTCAGATATTATATCATATTTAGAATCACTAGCCGCTGACAAAGCCTTAGAAGTTGGTGGAGTACCTGACAACGAACCAACAGTAAGTGTTCCAGACATAGTGCCATCAGGCAGAGACTTACAGATGTATCGATACTTTGTAGGCACTCAAAATTTACAACTAACTAAGAAGTTTTTAGAACTTGCTAAACAGGGTAAGCCTATTCCGGCACCAATGGTACAAGCATACTTACCAGCCATTAAAATGCTGGATGATATAGTAAAAGCAGGCCCAAGTTTTGTATCTTCGGTAAGAAATACCCACAATCGAGCCAAAAAGTACCTAAAATAAGGTATTTTCTTTCAAAAGACTAAATACATATAACAACTTCACGGAGCGTGAATTTGTCCATTAAAATTATAGGAGATATAAAATGGCAACAGTAAGTAATCCAAACGCAGCTGTAACAGCTGGAAACGGTGTAGGACCGGTAACAAGAGTAGTAACTCTTTCTAAATCAAGCATCACAAATGATGAAGCTCGTGCAGCTATCACAACAGCTGAAAACGAAGGCAACACAGTTGCTGGCGTAATCATGGAAACAAACGTTGTAACAGTATTGTTACAAGGTGCAGGCATCACAGCAGGTGCTAACTACGGTGCTGGTTCAACAGGCGTAACATCAGCTGTAACACTAACGTTTACACAGTAATCCTAGCTACCATTAGGAACGTGACTTACGGCCCACGGGCAGGCGTCACACTAAAAAGCTCACTTTTACAGTGGGCTTTTTTTTGACTGTTTAAATACAGTATGATGCAAGAGTTCGCAATTAAGACGCTAATTGACATTACTGAAACAGGACTTCATAGAGGTACTGATAAACGTAAACTAAATCAGCAACAAAATTATAATACTTTTATCAATACAATTGGTTTAAGAGTTAATTGCTTACCTATAGAAGTTACTAGTAAAATGGTAGATAAGGTTGAAGACTTAGGCTTTGGTTCTGCATATAAAGGAAGACATACTGTATGGACATTTAGGTTTAATACAGAGTACTATGGTGGGTTAACACTTGATATGTTAGAGAATGATTTCCACCTTATTCCAGTAATAACTGACCTAATGGAAACAATTAAGATAAATACAAGTGTGTTAGATACTACAGGCAAGAAGACTAAAAATATCACGTTTAAGTATGTAGATAATGAATCGGCCGAGTAGTAATAAATACAATTGAAGGCAAAAATACACAACCATTTTAGGCATCTAAAAAACACATTAAGGCCAACCGAGAGTTTACTTAATCAACCTGCGGAGCGTAGGTGTTACAGAGAGATAAGAATAAAATGGCAAAGACCACAGATTTAGAAAGAGAAAACCTAGAAGCACATGTTGACTTGTGCCAGCAAAGGTATGAGGTTTTAGAAAGACGTCTTTCTAAAATAGAAGAAAAAGTCGAACATATTCATAAAGATATTACTGAAGGTCAGAAATCAATGACTAAGGTGCTTATCGGAACAGCCGGCACAATCGTAGCTGGTTTACTTTCAACAATAGTCGTTATATTATTAAACGTATCCTAACTCGATAAATAACATTGTTATGTTATTAAGAGAATTTACAACCACACCCGAAATAGAAACAGATTTAGATGAGAAACAAATCTGGGCTCGCTCAGGAAACAAAGTAGTACGCAAGTATCGATGTTCCGGAGGTAAAAGGCATGGGAGAATAGTCGCAAAGATAGCACAATGTTTTGCAGCGCCTAACATGAAGAAGCGTATGCAAATGAAAAAGACTAGAGCTAAACTAGGAGCAAGAATGATGCGTAAAGCAAAACGTACTAAACGCACAAACAGAGCTTCAAAGGCAGTTCAAAGATTAAATAGAATGACAAGAAGATGAGATACGTAGAGCTACAAGATATTGAAGAATCATACGTTCAAATTATGGGACGTAAGGACGGTAAAAATGTCCGTAAATATCGTTGTACTTCTGGTACAAGAAAAGGTAGGATTGTTGCTAGTCCGTCAACTTGTACTGCTCCACGTAATGTTAAAAAATCTTCAACAATGAAAACGACTAAGAGAAAACGTGGTTCTGTTATGTCGTTTAAAACAGGAAGACGTAGAACAACAGGTGCTGCAAGTCAACGTTTATCAAGACTAAATGTTCACTATCGTAGCAAAATGAAACCTAAGAAACGTACAACTTCAAAAAGAAGGAAGATAAAATGAAATTTGACGAGTTCAAAAACGAAGCATTAGAAAACGTAATCAAAAATCATAATCTATCAGAACAACAGATAGATGAAGTTCTTCCAGCAATTGGCATGGCAGCCAGAGCAATGGGTGCTATGGCGGCAAAAGGCGCAGCAGGTCTTGCAAAAGGAGCAGCCAAAGCCGGTGCATCGGCGGCAAAGAAAGTAGGAGCCGCGGCTGTTGATGGTGCTCAAGGTGCAGGCAAAGGCCTTGCAGCCAAGATAGCAGCTAAAAATGCAGACACACTAAAAAAGAGCATACTTAAAAAAGGAATGGATCTACCAATTCCTGATAAAAGTGGAAAAGCTCAAAACTTTAAGATTGACGATGTTAAGGGCGATGAAGTAACATTAGCCAATCCCAAGCCAAAACCAGGCGAACCAATCAAAACAGTACACAAACAAAAAGAATTAGATTCAGTTATACAAGGTTTAGTACAATGAAATTGAATCAATTAATATCGGAGTTTACTATTTCCGTATCTAATGAAGAAGAGAAACTTCTAGAATATATGGATACAGATATTAGACCCTTCAGTAGTTTTTCAGAGAGAGAACAATTCATAATTGAAGGGCTGATACGTAAAAGTATAGTAAGTAAAGTGTACAATAAGGGTTCTATACTGGTGGTGGTTAATGATAAAATTTACTAAAGAAAAACTAGGAAGTGAATTAGAAGATCTAATCAATAAGCAACTTGATACAAGTTACTTTCCTTATGTGAAAGGTAACAGTATAAGGATTGGTAGATACGTAGTACGTGAAAACAGAAGAGGCTTCTTTTTAGTATACGATACTAAAGATAATAAACAAGTAGCAAACACCTTTTGTAAAACATCTGCTGTAGCACTTGCAAAAACTTTACTTACTGGTGATACAAGAGATCTTAAAGAAATAGAACGCCTTGATGATATAATTGCAAGGAACTTTAATGATGCTGTATTTTATAAACACACCATTAAAACTACAAAAGAAGAAGTTCGCAAATTTGTAGCCATAACACGGTACGATTTAGCGGCAACAAAAACAAGAGAAGCCAAAGAGCTTTTGGATAGTTATATCTATTACTGAGATAAATAACTATAACAAACTTATACAGGTTCAACAATAGGAAGAGAACATGAATATTAGAGAAATTTCAAAACCAATAACGGCTCAGTCGTTAAACGAAAGCCTAGCAAAGAAGTTCGGTAGTCGCATTGACATCGACGCTTTCACAACAGAACAACTTCAAGATGCACGTAATAGAGTACGTACAAGTCTTAGTCAAGTAGAAACCAACGAAGGTTTCAGCACAGTACATACAGAAGAATATCAAAAGTCAAAACTCTTCCTTGACGTTTTGAATGCCGCAATTGGCGAGCGTAGTGATGTTGTTGAAACTGAGTTAGAAGAAAAGAAAGCAAAACCAGACTTTTTAGATATGGACAAAGATGGCGACAAAAAAGAACCAATGAAAAAAGCCATTAAAGACAAAGAAGCAAAAAAGAAAACAGATGAGTCAGTAGTAACCGAAGGTGCTGAAGAATCAGCAGAGCTTGTAATGGCTTCCAAAGATATGGTAGATAAAGTTACAGGTTGGATGGAAGACACAGCAGAAATGCAAACTGAGTCAATGTTAGAACTTGCTGATAGTATTAGAGACGAAATGGGTTCTGAGAAATCAGAAGCATTTGTTAATTTAGTTAAACCATCATTAGAAGCACTTTACACTTCACTAGAAGGTACACGTGAAGCACTAACAGGTGGTGTTACATTACTAACAGGCGAAGGCGACATGCCAACACCAATGGGCGACGAAGAAGAAGCAGAGCTAGATGCTGACGCACCAGTTGATGCAGAAGTTGATGTTGATGCTGAAGTAGAAGACGACTTTAGTGCAGACGAAACTGCCGCAGGTGGTGACGAAGAAGCTGGACGTATGAAGCGTGAGAGCGTAGAAAGAAGCAGAAAGTTAGGTACTATTCTTTCAAAAAAAAAGTAACAGAGGCTAATGCTTCTAATAAACTTGCGTTAGTCTTAAGAAACATTCTACAAGATGCAGACTTAGCCGGCGAATCAGTTACTTTATCATTCGATAAACTTAATCAATTAATGTCTAACTCAGGAGCAGAACAATTTAGTTACGGCTCCTTTAAGCAAGTATACGATTCAAATCCTAGTATCCAAAGAATGATTAAAAACTTTGATCAAGAAAAAGTTACTTTAGATACTGAAGAACAAGAAGAAACAGGACTAGCACCACAGGATGATAACGGCACCGGTTCTGTTAGCAAAATGGCAAAGAGAGCAACCAAAGCACGTAGATAATTGGTTGACAATCGTATAAATGTATAGTATACTATAACAAATAGGAAAACTATATGACTAGATCCAACGACGAAATCATTACACAAATAAAAGACATACTGGAAACACGAGTTGCTCCAGCCGTAAGTCATCACGGTGGGTTTGTTAACTTTATTTCATACGACGATGGTAAATTAAAACTACAAATGGCAGGTGCTTGTTCAGGTTGCGCCGGCAGTACTACTACTATTAAATTTGGAATAGAAAACATGATGAAACATTATGTTCCAGAAGTAACAGAAATCATATCAGAAGACGAAGAAAACAGTACTGTTGACCCATATTACACATAACGGAATTTAAAATACATGTCATTAATAATTGATCGATATGGCTATAAGCCTATATCACGAAAAGAAGTAAATGGTAAGCGTTTGTATGCGACACCAGATGGAAACGCTGTAGCGAGCGTTACAACAATCTTAGACGCCACTAAAGACAAGACACACCTTATTGCTTGGCGCAAAAGAGTAGGCGAAACAAAAGCAAGAGAAATAACTACAGAAGCTGCAGGCGTAGGTACTAGAATGCACAAGTACCTAGAAGACTACATTGAGTTTGGTGAATGGCCAACTCCAGGCAGTAACCCCTTTGCTATTAAAGCTCATCGTATGGCAGAAGTAATACGTGATAAAGCCATGGGAGATGTAGATGAAATATGGGGTAGTGAAGTTAATTTATATATGCCACAGATGTATGCAGGTACAACTGACCTTGTAGGACAATACAAAGGAAATCCTTGTATTATGGATTTCAAACAAACAAATAAACCTAAGAAGCAAGAATGGGTAGTTGATTACTATTTGCAAATGGTTGCATACGCAGAAGCACATAACGAAATTTACGGAACTAATATACGTGAAGGACATGTGTTTATGTGTAGTCGAGGCGATCATAGTATGGAATTAGGCGGTGAAACTTATCAACAGTTTGATCTTTGGCCACATGAATACGACGAATGGCGCGAAGAATGGTATAATAGGGTATATCAGTACTACGAGAAACAACAGTAACTATGTCTAACAGATAAATATGTATAAGAACATATTGGAGATTATAACATGGCCGTAGTCCAAATCAGTCGTATACAACTTAGAAGAGGTAAGAAAAATTCCGGATCGGGTTTACCGCAATTAGCAAGCGGTGAAATGGGTTGGGCTGTGGACTCGCAAGAGCTTTACATTGGTAACGGTTCAGTTGCTGAAGGTGCACCTAGCGTAGGTAATACAGAGATTTTAACTGAACATACTAACTTGTTTAGTTTTGCAGAACAGTATACATACAAAACAGACGATGCATTAATACAAACAGGTGCTACTGATAACTCTCCAATTAAACGTACACTACAAAGTAAGATGGATGACATTGTATATGTTGCAGACTTTGGAGCAAAGGGCGACAATACAACTGACGACACAGTAGCAATACAACGTGCAATAGATCAACTGTTTTTAAACTCAGATAAAGTAAATGCTGAAAGCAGAGTTGAATTACATTTTGGTGCAGGCTCATATAAAATTACAAACAGTTTGAAACTTCCTCCTTTTGCTAAACTATACGGTGCAGGAATGGATGGCACAGAAATAATCCAATGCTCAAACAATCCAATTTTTACAAACGTTACAAGTGCTAGTGCTTTTAATCCTGGTACTGATGTAATGGTTTATGATACAACTACTCTTTTTGAAAACAGTCAACTAAAACAAACACGAGGTGTTGTTGTTGATGGGTTTACATTTAAACACAGTTTAGTTGACCTAAACGGTACTGCTATAACGATACAAAAGAACGTTTTCGAACTAACGAGTATCAAAGACAGTGTCTTTAAAAACTTAAAATTATCAGGCCAGTGGGGAACAAGTTCTAACTATACTGTTAATACTGGAGAAGCAGGATTTGATATTAGAAGTATTCAAAGTTCTTCTTATCCATCAAGAAATAATACATTTAATAATATTAAGATAGAAAACTTGTCTGAGGCTGTAACTAGCTCATATGACATTTATGATAATACATTTGATAACCTAGACGTATTTAATTGCGGTTATGGTGTTGTACTAGGTAAGAACATGCCTGCTGTAACTCCAAGTAACTTAGCAGATAAGATTGCAGAAGGACAAGCATACGGACCTACAAATACTGTTATTAAAAACAGTATAATGGATGATGTTTTCAAACAAGGTGTTTGGGTAGCAAAGGGTGTTAACAATAAATCACTTGATAATACATATCACAAAGTAGGTAATGACGGCGGTTCAAGTACAACAGCAGTTACAAGTATTATTAAGTTTGAAACACAAGGTAATGTGTCAACAGATGATTGGTTCCAACGTACACAAGATCTTTCTTATGGAACAACTTTTGTTACTGTTAATACATCATCATCTAACTATCCAAACTATGACGAGGACACAGTTCCTTATATCCCCGAAGTAGAAGGATCATTTATTTCAACTAGCAACGTAGTGAATACTATACCATTAACTTATACTCCAAACAATGAAGTTACTAGTTTTAGATTGCCAGCAAACGAAACAAGGCAGTTTAAAATACGTTATGTATATAATGTAACAGTAAACTTTACACGTACAGGAGTACTTACAGTAGATATCAACAGAGAAGATGATACTATTAAAGTTACTGATGATTATGATGCGACAGGGCTAGTTACTACCTACGGAGAATCAATAGTCTTTTCTGGACATTTAGTAAACGTTTCAGGTGCATTAGGAGTTGACACAGCATACATAGAATGCTATAATACTATCAACAACGATGCAACTTTAGACTTTACAATTGAATCACGTTCATAAAACATGTTTGAAAACACTGAATACCATTTAAGGATCTCTGCTTGGCGAGAGTTCAGGGATTTACTAGAAGAATCCGAGACTCCTTTCAGCGACCTTATACAGAAATATAAGCGAGCTCCGCTAGTGAGTATTCATACTGATCCATGGGACCAAAGTACTTGGCCCACTCCGTGGCAGTTAGTTGAGGAGAACCAGTACTGTGACTTTTCATGTGTATTAGGAATGTGCTATTCACTAGAGTGAACCAATCGTTTTAAGGACTCAAATTTTGAGATACATATAGCATCAGATGAAACAAATTCAGAGCTAATGTACTTGCTATTTGTGGATGAAAAAATAATCGGCATCGACGATGACGACTGCATAGATAGAAGTGATTTAACTACACAACTATTTTCGCAACGAGTCTACTCAATGCCAAAGTTAAACTAAATATCAAATACGAAGAAACAAAATGAATGAGAAGGAGAACACACACATGTCAAACGGCATCTATATTATTAAGCGAGACGGTTCCAAGGAGCCAATTAACATTGATAAAATACACAAGGTGGTGCAATTTGCATGTGAAGATTTAGCAGGAGTAAGTGCAAGCCAGATAGAAATGAATGCAAACTTACAATTCTATGATGGCATGAGTACATCAGAAATACAAGAAGTATTAGTACGTAGTGCAAACGATCTTATCTCATTAGAAGCACCTAACTATCAATTTGCCGCAGCAAGACTATTAAGTTATGGTGTTAATAAAGATGTATTTGGAGAGTATACAGCAATTACTCTAAAACAAAATATTGATAAAAATATTGAGCGTGGAGTGTATGATAAAGAGTTTTTAGATCTGTATACTCCAGAAGAAATTGAAACACTGGACAGTTACATTCGTCATAAGAGAGACGAAAACTTTACATACGCAGGACTAAGACAAGTAGTAGACAAGTATTTGTGTCAAGACAGAAGCACAGGTAAAATATTTGAAACTCCACAATTCATGTATATGATGATTGCGGCAACATTGTTTGCTAACTATCCAAAAGATACACGTATGCATTACGTAAGGAGATACTACGATGCGACCTCACTTTTTAAAATCAACATACCGACCCCAGTCATGGCGGGTGTCAGAACTC